GCTTAGAGATGTTCAGGAACTAGAGCTAGCTAAAAAAATGGAAAAAGAGCTTAACATAGAGGTTTTAAAAGATGAAACAAAACAACTAGGTTTAGAATCTAAAGACGAAGTACAATTACATCTACAGCTAGATTACAAGCAATCTGTAGAAATAGCAGAAGAAGAAGTTATTAATGATGTTTTGTCAAAAAACAAATATGACTTAGTTAAACGTAGGTTTTGTGAAGATTTAACTATATTAGGTATTGGAGCTGTTAAAACAAGCTGGAATAAAGCTGAAGGAGTTGTAATTGACTATGTTGATCCAGCTGCTTTAATATATTCTTACACTGAAGATCCTAATTTTGAAGATATTTATTATGTAGGTGAAGTTAAATCTATATCTTTAGCTGATTTAAAAATGCAATTTCCTAATTTAAGTAATGAGGAAATGGAGCAGATTCAAAAATACCCTGGTAATCAAGAGTATTTAAGAAATTGGAGTGGTAGAAGTGATTCTCAGACTGTTCAAGTTGTTTATTTTGAGTACAAAACTTACTCCAACCAAGTTTTTAAAATTAAACAAACGCCTACTGGGTTAGAAAAAGCTTTACAAAAACCTGATACTTTTGATCCAGGAGAAAGTGATAACTTTAAAAAAATATCTAGGACTATTGAAACTTTATATTCTGGAGTTAAAATATTAGGACACCCAATGATGTTAAGTTGGGGTTTATCAGAAAGCATGACTAGACCTGTATCAAACTCAAATAAAGTTAACATGAATTACAGTATATGTGCTCCTAGAATGTATAAAGGCCGCATAGATTCATTAGTTAATAGAATAACAGGTTTTGCTGATATGATTCAGTTAACTCATCTTAAAATTCAACAAGTGTTGTCTAGACTAGTTCCAGATGGTGTATTTTTGGACATGGATGGTTTAGCAGAGGTTGATTTAGGTAATGGAACTAACTATAACCCAGCTGAAGCTTTAAACATGTATTTTCAAACTGGATCTATTGTTGGTAGAAGTTTAACTCAAGATGGTGATCCTAATAGAGGTAAAATCCCAATACAAGAATTACAAACTGGATCTGGCGGTGCTAAAATACAATCACTTATACAGACTTATCAGTATTACCTACAGATGATAAGAGATGTGACGGGTCTTAACGAAGCTAGAGATGGTAGCAATCCAGATAGAAACTCTTTAGTAGGTTTACAGAAATTAGCTGCTGCGAACTCAAATGTAGCAACTAGACATTTAATGCAAGCTATGATGTATTTAACTGTTAAAACTTGTGAGAACGTGAGTTTAAGAGTAACTGATTCTTTAATGTTTCCTTTAACAAAAGCTACTTTAGAAAATAGTGTATCAAGATTTAATGTTGGTACGCTGGAAGAATTAGCAGAATTAACTATGTGTGATTTTGGTATATATTTAAAGTTAGAACCAGATGAAGAAGAAAAAGCTGTATTAGAACAAAATATTCAAATAGCTTTAAAAAGTGCTCAAATAACACTATCTGACGCTATAGATTTAAGAAACATAAATAATCTTAAATTAGCAAATCAAATGCTAAAGCAGAGGCAAGTTAAGAAGGAAAAGAAAGATCAAAAACTACAACAAGCTAACATGCAGGCCCAGGCCAAAGCAAACGGCGAGGCTAGTCAAATGGCTGCACAAGCTGAGATGCAAAAACAACAAGCACTTGCAGAGACAGAAATAAAAATTGAACAAGCAAAATCTCAATTTGATGTAAGTAAGATGCAGCAGAAGTCTCAATTGGATCAACAAATATTACAAATGAAGCATCAATTTGATATGCAGTTAAAACAAATGGAGCTAGATGTTCAAAAAGCTAAAGAACAAGAGATTGAAGATAGAAAAGATAATAGAACAAAATTACAAGCAACACAACAAAGTGAAATGATTTCACAAAGAAAAAACGATTTATTACCCATAGATTTTGAGTCTAAAGAAGATTTAACTAACATGGATGTAAATAGTTTACAATCACCAGGTCAATTAATGCCTGAATAAATTTTATTAATTATTATATTATATTATGTCAGAAACAATTCAAGATAAGGAGAAAGCGCCTCTTAAAATAAAAAAGCCAAAAAAATTAACAAATAAAAAAATACAAGAAGCTTCTAAAGTAGATTTAAGTAAAAAACCTACAGAAGAAGTTAAGGTAGATGTAAAAGATACCGTTCAAGAAGAAAAGCCAGTTGATAACAATGTTATTGTTGAAAAATTAAAAGACAGTACAGGTGAAAATGAAGCAATTGGAGAAGTGAAGAACACTAACGAGGAAGATGAAGTAAAACCAGTAGTAGAAGAAATTACTAAAGAAGAAATAAGAGAAGTTGAAAAAGAATACAAAGAAGCAGTCATAGATGAAAAAGTTTTAGGAAAAAAATTGCCTGAAAATATAGAAAAGTTAATTAACTTTATGGAAGAGACCGGTGGAAATGTAGAAGATTACGTTAGATTAAATACTGATTATTCAGGAGCTAGCGCAGAGGTTTTATTAAAAGAGTATTATAAATCTAGCAAACCTCATTTAAATAATGATGAAATTGATTTCTTAATAGAGGATAATTTTGGATACGACGAAGAAGTAGACGAGGAAAGAAATATTAAGAAAAAGCAGCTTGCTGCTAAAGAAGAAATTGCAAAAGCCAAAAACTTTTTGGAAGAAACTAAGAGTAAATATTACGACGAGATCAAGTTGAGACCGGGCGTTACTCAAGAACAACAAAAAGCTATGGATTTTTTCAATAGATACAACAAAGAACAAAAAATAGCAAAGTCACAACATTTAAAGTTTTTGCAAAAAACTGAAGAAACTTTTTCTAACGAATTCAAAGGTTTTGAATTTGATTTAGGAGAAAAAAGTTTTAGATATAATGTTGCAAATATTGATGATGTTGCAAAAAAACAGTCAAACTTAAACACGTTTGTTAAGAAGTTCTTAAACAAAGAGGGAGAAGTTATTGATACTGTAGGTTATCACAAAGCTATTTATGCTGCTGAAAATGCTGATAACATAGCAAATCATTTTTACGAACAAGGTAAAGCCGATGCCGTTAAAGATGTAATTGCTAAATCTAAAAATATAAATTTAGACCCACGAGTTAGTTCTAGTGGTGATATGTTTATTGGAGGAATGAAAGTTAAAGCTGTAAACGGCATTGATAGTTCTAAGTTGAAATTTAAAAGTAAAAAATAACAACAATAACAAAAACAAAAATTATGAGTTTATCTGGTGGGGCATTCCCCGCATCAATAGTTCCTCAATCAACAAGAATGGCGTTAAGAGAAAATTATCTTTCTTTTGATTCTGATGCTGGTGGTGGAACTTTTGCACAACAATATCTACCTGAGCTTTACGAAGCAGAAGTAGAAAGATACGGAAACCGAACTTTAGGTGGTTTCTTGAGAATGGTTGGCGCTGAAATGCCAATGACATCTGACCAAGTGATTTGGTCTGAACAAAATAGACTTCACATAGCTTATGCCAAAGCTCGAGGTGTTGATGGAGCAGGTGCAGTAGGTGTTAATAGTAACTTAGTTGTAACTGTTAATATGGCTACTAATGTAGCTGCAAATCCTGATGCTACTTGTGCTGTAAGAGTAGGTCAAACAGTTCTTTTAACTGATAACGCAACTAAATTAGTATCTATAAAAGGACTAGTTCAAGGAGTTTCAGCAACAGGAACAAGAAACGTACTTGATATAGCCGTTTACGGTGATCTTACTGGTACTCCACTTGCTAACGCAGGTATTGCTAATAATGTAGCTGATAACTTGAACCTATTTGTTTATGGTTCTGACTTTGGAAAAGGTACTGTAGGTATGGAAGGTTCTATTGAGCCATCTTTTACTCAATATCAAAATTCTCCAATAATTATAAAAGACTCTTATTCTATAAATGGATCTGATGCTGCTCAAATTGGGTGGGTTGAAGTTTCTACTGAGGATGGACAGTCTGGATACTTGTGGTATTTAAAAGCTGAGTCTGAGACTAGATTAAGATTTGAAGATTATTTAGAAATGGCAATGGTTGAAGGTGAATATATGAATCCTGCAGCTATTACTGCATCTACTATTCCTTTTGATTTTGGTGGTGCTGCTACTAACACAACTCAAGACGTTAAAGGTACTGAAGGTTTATTTGCTGCTATCGAAGCAAGAGGTAATGTATATTCTGGTTTTGCTGGAGCTGCTGCTCCTGGTTCGGGTGC